TTTACTTATCAGTTTATTCCGATTTTATTTATTATTTCGTATATTTGTCCGCATACAAAATTGTATGACGGTGCAAATATAAACAAAGTAATTATTTTGAAAGAATAAATCGAAATTAAATTTATAATTTAACAATAATTATATTTACTAATGGAACATCTTAGACGATTGAAAAAAGTTATAAATTGGCTTATTTTCAAGGAAATAGCGGAAAATGAAAGGGCTTTGGCTGAAACTATGGGATATACAAAGTCTTCTTTCTCTCAGATTGTTACGGGTAAAGTACCTCTTTCCGAGAAGTTTATGAAGCGAATTTGTTCCCTTGATGAAAATATAAACTTTGTTTGGCTTCAATCAGGCGAGGGAGAAATGTTCCTTTCTAATAATCTGAACAGTGAAGACGGCGGGGTGGCTGTTCCTAAAGATGCTTGGGAAATAATCAAGCAGCAAGCGGAAAGCCTTTCAGTCCGTGACAAGCAAATAGATGAATTAATGGAAATGCTGAAAGAACAGATTCAGGAAAACAAAAAAATCAATGCCCGCCGGGAAGGGAATGCAAGCTCTGCCGTTGCCGTATAGCGGTTGTCGGGAAAAGTGTTTTCAAAATACCTAAATATGGATATGAATAGAAGACTTCAAGATATTATAAAGTATAAGACTGGCGGGAGACAGACCGCCTTTGCAGCCCTTTTGAATTGGTCGCCGCAATATCTGTCTAAACTTCTGAAAGGTGTTGATTTCGGCTTGCAACCCGTGGTCTCAATTATTGAGGCTTTGCCCGAGATAAACGCCCGTTGGTTCTTGACGGGGCAGGGGGAAATGCTGAGTGATGAGAAACAAGCGGACTTGCGCCGTGAAGCCCTTGAACACGTTTTTCAGGTCATGGAACTTGAACGTTTCATTCCTGTTATGACACCCGATGAACTCCGCATGTTTGAACGTCAAGTAAGAGAGGGGGAGAAAGCCGATTTCAGTCCCGACACGCTTCAATCATGGAGGGAACGCCTTAATATCCGGGAGAGAGAAATTAACACCAAATTTGCAACCGCAGCCGCTAAATCAGATGAATTATGCAGACAGAAGACAGCCAAAAGGTAGTACGCCGTTTTTTTGAGGCTCTTTACCGCCTGAAAGATGACGGGAAGATAAGAGGAAAACAGACTTTTACACGTGAGTTTGATATAAATCGTTGGAATTTGAACAAACTTGAAAAGAACTTGGCAAGTGACATTTTTCAACCCGCTTGGTTGACTTATATAGTGAAAGAATACAAGGTTTCCGCACGCTGGCTTCTGACAGGCGAGGGGGATTTCTATGAAACGAGGACGGGGGCAAAGCCGTGAAGCTGCCCCCGTCTCTTATTCCTTGTTGTCATCATCCCCGAAAATATCGGGTATCATCGCAACCGCCTCCTGCTTTTTCTTATCAAGGATTTTCGCGTAAATCTGTGTTGTTGAAAGTTCCTTGTGCCCGAGAAGTTTCTGAACCGTGTAGATTTCTGCGCCGAGGTCAAGCATGAGGACAGCGAATGTGTGCCGCCCTGAATGGAACGTGATGTCTTTTGTTATTCCCGCCCTATTTGCCCACATCCTTAACTCAGCTATCATATAGGCACTGTATTTGAAACCGACAAAAAACCGGTCATCAGGTTCACGGCGAACCCCCATGTATTGAACCGCTTGTTTATTGATGTCAAGGTATTCTTGCCCGCCCGTCTTCTTCTGTTTGAAGATTATCCGGGTAAAGTCTCCTTGCTGCTGAACTTCACGCCAACGGAGTTTCTCAATGTCTGATTTGCGAAGACCTGTCAGGCATGAGAACATGAACGCATTTTTCAAGGCTGGGTATTTGCAATGGGCAGCAGCCATCGCTTTGACTTCTTCCAATGTCAGATAACTTCTTTCCGTTTCAGCTTGTTTGAAACCCTCAATGCCACGAAGTGGGTTATGCGGTATTATCCTGTCTTCAAATGCTTGGTTGATGCAGGCACGAAGTTTGTTGAAGTAACTGACCTTGCTGTTTTGTGAAAGCGGCTTTGTCACTTCTTCCGTTGTGATAATCTTCCGTTTGTCTCTGCAACGGGCGTTCTTGTCAAGGTGTTCACGAAAACCGATTATCCATTCAGGTGTTATGTCCTTGAATGTGGTGTTAGGCTTGCAATACCGTTCAAGGTGTTTGAGGCAGCTATACCAATTACCCCAGTTTCCCCGGCTCTCGGGGTTGCCATGACGTTTCTCACACATAGCCCGGTAATAGTCAAGAAAGTTCGTTTCAAGTTTGTAGGCGGCGTTAAAACCGTATTCTCCGTTTTGAAGTTCAACAACCCGCTTGGCTTTTATCGCCTCGGCGAGTTGAAGCGTCTGACGATTCTTCTCCTTATCCTTTCTGTTCGTTTCAGGGATAAGATAGAGTTTCAAGTATTCATAAGACCTTTTCCCGTTCAGGTAGATGTCGAGGTATAACGTGATATTCCCCGAAGCGGTCTTTCTTTGTCTGAGCCTTATCGGTTCTTTCGATTTTCCCATAATTTTTGTTGCTTTTGTTGCTGTTTTCGATACGAGCAACAAAATAACAACAAAAAAATAATAAAACAGGTATAATCAGAGAAAAATTTCATATCGGTTTATATGGTATGTAAAACATTGATTGATTAACTATTATCTATCATTGATTACACCCGTTTTGTATGCCTTTTGCTTTCCGTTTTACTTACTTTACTTTCCGATGCAAAATGTTCTTTATTTGATGTAATCTATTGGTTTATAATATTTTTGCCGTTGTGGATGTGAGTGAGAGCAACAAATTAGCAACAAATTTGTAAAAGCACATCTTTTTTGTGTTGTTCTCAGGTCTCAAAGATACGGATTTTGTTGCTCTCCGCAAAATCATTAATCAAGGTTAGTTTATTCCCGATGATGTGTGTCATAAAGTCGCCCGTTATCTCTGCAAGGAAGAAGATGACTTCACGAAAACAGGGTGTCCGTAACCGTGAACACCCTGCCTTGCTATCTGAAAGTTATTTTCATCGAATTTTCTGTATGTGCCGCCCAAATCTTTTATCGGTGTAAATTATCATTGCCGGAATCATCGGGGCACAGAAAACGCCATTCGGTGTTAGCTGACTTCTTGATGTTATTCCCATGTGCATGTATATTTATTTGATAAATTCAGAAGCAACCCACAAGTCTATTTCTTTATCCCAATCAACTTTTACTCGAATTTTATATTTGCCAAATTTAGCCTCAATCAATTTACACTCATTTGTTGGATTTAGTATAAAAACCTTTTCTGATAATATCATTTCTTCCAACCTGCTTTCGTCTTTTCTATTGCACACCTTGTTCAATTCTGCAAAATCATCTTCACTGACAGCAGAAAGACATTCTTGAACCACATAAACCTTATCTCCTACATTGGGTAGTTTCTTGCCATTTCCACAAGAAAGGAACAGCCCCATAGATATGATTAATAAAATAATAATCCTCATAATGAATATTTTTTTGCCGCCTCAATCATAGTATCGGCATAGTTATAAATATCATTGATTGAATTTAACTTGTACATCTTTTCACTTTTGTTTTCGTCAATGACAGCAAGTCTTTTTCTTGTAGGAGGGTCAAAATAAAAGCGGCAGACAGTCTTTCGCACATTATTGTCTATGGAAACACCGAAATAAGAACGTGTGTCTTTATAAGTTATCCGTTCAGCCGGGAAAATGTTTCTCAGAAGTGATTTCACGATATAGAATGCTTCCAGTTCTTCCTCTGTGGTAACAATCCCGTTATCTGGCTGTTCTTCTGTCGGTTGTTGAACCGTTGGCGTGCCTTGTTCTGTGGGCTGTTCTTCATCTTTTATGGCGGCTTTCAGCCTGTCTGATATTATATCGCTAACATAGTTGTTAATTGTCCGCTTTACAAGTGTCGTAAACTGTTCAAGCACTTTCGGTGTAAATACCCCCTCGTACACTTGTTTCCCGAAGAAACGCACAAAATCAGTGGACGGATTCGTGAACTCTTTCCCGATGACGGTTCTTAATTCCCCCATGTATTTAAGTTCGCTTGCTGAACTCAGAATCATATCAACATCAAAATACGATTTATGGAATTTCTTCAATTCTTCGATTTGCGTGTCTTTCAGGTCAAGCATATTGATTTCCAAGAACGGCTTTTCATCCATAATGTTTGGTTCTGAAAGGTCTGTGTAAAACCTGTATGTTATGCCGTTTGTCAATACGCCGAATTTTGCCTTTGAGACATTGAAGTAACGTAACAGTTGATTGTCATGCAGGTTTAGGTCTTGTTCCCAATGCTTACACTCAATAAGTATAATCGGCTCGCCGTCTTTCATTATGGCGTAATCAATTTTTTCGCCTTTCTTTGTGCCGATGTCACAACACATTTCAGGCAACACCTCCAAAGGGTTGAAGACATCATACCCCAATGCGTTTATAAAAGGCATAATCAAAGCCGTCTTTGTCGCTTCTTCTGTCGGAAGATTGGCTTTGAGGGTCTCGATTCGTTCTGAGATTTGTTTTATTGAATCTTTGAAATCCATATATCTGTTATTTAACGGTTCTTCTTATAGTGGTTGCCGTTGTTCACAGATACACACAAAAAACGTGGGCATTCCTCGTAGGTCAGAGGCATCGCCAAACGCCCGAAATCTCACAAGGAAATGCCCACGTATATGACGTGGGCATCTACCATTGCTTTTGAGATTTCTGAATATTGGCGATTTTCTGACCTCAACGGCAATAGCAAACGCTATTTATCTTTTTCAAATGTCGGTTCAAAGATAATCATAATTGCCAAAATTCCGATATAATTTCCGATTTTATTTCTTTATAAGATAATCAGATAAGCCATTTTACAAGGGATAAAATCTTTTTCCTGTAAATAATCACAAGAATGAAAAGAATGACCCAAAAGCCGTAAATCTGTGTTTTCTGCCACCAAGTAAGGTCACGGGGGACTTTCTCGATTTTCGTTTTTGTTACGGTCTTTGTCTTATAAATAACGCTGTCTTTGCGTTCAACGGGCTTTTCAAACCCTA